GCCCATCTCACGATTCACGAACAGGACGTTCTCCTCAATGGCACCCTGCTTGTCCAGACGTCCGATGATGGAGTCGAAGTCAGCAAGGGTAGAGGGGATACCTCCGGACCACACGTTACCGCGATTCTCGACAGCGTAGAAGATGCCCTCGGAACCAGCGTTGATGGTGCCAGCGCCCGTAGCCGTGCTGAGCACGCCCTCGGCACCGGAACCGGTACCAGCCGGGACAGCCTCAATCATAGCGGTCTCGAGGTAGTCGTCGAAGCGGAGACGGGTCTCGTGCTCGGACTTCAGGTACCACAGGTATCCCGTAGCGCCGTTCTCGGTCGTCACCTCAATCCAGCCAATCTGAGCCATGTCAGAACCAGACACAGCGTACTTGTCCTTCAGGATGATGGGCTTGTTGTCGAAGATGACGTCGTCAGCCTCGAGAGAACCAACCATTCCATTGGTGCCCTTCTTGAACTCGGAACCGTAAATCATCACGGTACAAGCAACACCAAGGGCAACAGCCTGACCGGTAGCCTCGTAGTAGGCAACAGTGAACGTGCCAGCAGCGGTATCCACAGCCGTTACAACAGCCTTGTTGGTGAGACCACTAGCGGCAGTGTTGTCGGAGAAGAACACCGTCTGACCAACACGGATGGCGATGCCACCTGTACCGGGGGTAAGGGTGTCATTGACCGTCCACGTAGCCGTGTTGTCGGCAGCGGCGCCAGCCGACGTGCAGTTGGTGTACTTGGTGTGGAGACGACCCTGCTCCGCCCACTTAATCATGTCGGAGTTGGTGGGCATCTCGGCACCAACCATACGCAGGAAGCCAGACACAGTCCGGTTGCCGTAACGCTCGAACTCCTTCTCGTAAGTATCGGGGAGATACTGGTTGAGGAAGTCGAAGTTGGTGATGTAGTTGGTAGAGAGAGCTACCTGCTCGGAACTGGGTTGCAAATCGAACCCGGGTGTGGCTTGCAATGAACCTGCCATGATTTCTGTTTTCTAAGAGTTAGGTGGTGCGCCGCGTCTTAATCTTCAAGCCTCGGCCTGAATCTTGGTTTACGGCACGGATTTTCAATCCCCCCTTGGACGTGGTCTGCGGTGTCGTGCGCTCAGACATGTTGATGTTTTTAGTCTTGCGCATAACATCGTCAACCGCGTTAGCTTGCCCCTGCTCGTAAAAGAAGCGGGCAAACTTCTCGGGGTTCATGGCGACAGCCAAAGACTTGTGGTATCCCGCTGCGTCCTTGACGAGGCCCTTGTCATCCAGAAACTTGTTAAGCCAAGCCTCGGGAGTTTGTTGGAGCTTCTTCAATTCAGTGCGGTCACCGGGAGTGTACACGTAGGATTTGTCGTCGATGCTGAACTCAAAACCTTTGAATCCATCGGAGAAAACCTCATTCGTTTTCTCGTCAAACCACTCTTTCCTGCGCTTCTGTTCCTCTTGGTACGTCTTCGCCTGTTCAACGTATTGCTTGTACGATTGGTACTCCTCAGAGTCTTCCAGAGAGCCGGCACCCCTTGACTCAAGAGGGGCCTGATATTTCTCCTTCTGCTCTTCGAAGTATTTCTTCGCCTTAGCAATAGCTTTCTTCTTGGCCAGCTTGGCCTTCTTGATATCGGCCTCGTCATCGAGGTCGGCATCGTATGCGTATTCCTCCATCATCATCTCCACGTCCTCAGAGTCGAGACCGTCTTCAGTGATAAGGAGGTATTCCTTGAGTAGGTTGTCGCCGTCAGCCTCATCGAGGTTGCGGTTCACCTTCATAAAATCTTCCAGCCCTCGGCCCGTCTCCTGCTTGTACTTGTAGTACGCGGCCACGTCCTCGGGCAAATCGGGAGTCGACTCCCGCGCCTCGTTCAACTCGTCAAGAGAGTTAATCTCCCGACCGTAACGCTCGCTCAAGAAAGAACGCACGTCATCCTCCGACAAGCCGGTAGGCTGGTCGGCTGTTTCCTCCTCCTGAGCGGGGGCATCCCCACTCACCTCCGCCTCATGCTTGGCAAGGAGCTCCTGCTCCACCTCTTGGGTGGATTTAGACTCTACCTCACTAATCTCTCGGACCTTGAATTCCATTGCTGTAAAATTATATTATTTATCGTGGACTAAACTCTGCCAAATCGAAGCCATCCAAGCTGTCTTCATTCGACTCGAAATTCATGGGCGGCAAGTTATTCTTCCGCTGGTCAATAAGCTTGCTCTGCTCACTATTTTGTTGACTAATGCGCTGCGCCTTAGCTTTCTCGCGATTGTCTTCGCGGGTCTGCAAGTTTTGCTCCTGCATACCGTGTAGCTGCAAGTTGTACTGGAACTCGCGCTCCATGAGCGTGGCCTTGAGCTGCGCCTCGGCTTGCATCTTCTCAATCTCAAATGCAATCTCAGCCTGCTTGACCTGCATCTTGCCCTGAGTCTCGGCCTGAATTTTTTGCATCGCAGCCTGTGCCGCCATCTCCTGCGATTGTAGGTTGGACTGCTGCTGAATGGCCTGCTGCTGCATAGCCATCTTCTCCTCGCGGTCCTGCTTGGCAACGCGCTTAACTTTAAGGAGCTGGTTGGCGAGCTTGAGGTTCTTAATCTCGCGGATGTCGATAGCGTCCTCGAGGTTGATGTCGCCCTTGCTCAAGGCCATTTGGATATTGGCTTCGAGCTGAGCCCTCTGCTCCTCGTCGGGACTGACCTCAATGAAGATGCCGAAGTCGTAGATATACAGCTCGTTAATTTCCCTGAGGATACTGACGTTGTACTTACCAATCTGGTTGGCGAACTCTTCCTTGAAGTCGGCGTACTGAAGGATGTCGCTGACGCGGTATGTCAGGGCCTCAGCCAAAGACCGGAACATATACAGGCTGCCATCCAAGATGTGGCGGGTAGCCGTATTGCTGTTCGCCGCAGCCAGCTTCTGTAAGCCAACCAAGCTGTGTGGGTCGGGGGTGCTGCCGTCGCGGGCCTCGTTGAGTCCCGTTACGTCACGAATCATCTGCAAGTAGTGATTCATGTTGCCAATCAGCATCTGCGTCTTCGCTGCACCGCTGTTGCTGTTGAGCTCCTGAATGGGGACCTTGCCGTGGTTGAACTCGCCGTCCTGAGTGAACGAGCGTCCGATAACGCTACCCGTTTGGAAGTACAGCCGCAAGGCGTCCTCAGGGTTGTATGCGTTGCCGGTGCCGAGGTCGACCTCGTTGAGTCCGTCCGCGTCGATATACACTCCGTCAGGTACCGTCCTTGCGATGACCTGCTGGAGCTTGAGGTGCGTAATCTGGATGAGGTCCGCAAACGGAATCATACGCCGGACCAAAGACTCGATGACGCCCTTGTACATGCGCGGGGCCGTAGCCACGTAGTTGGGCAACGCATGCTGAGAAGCAGACTTCGGGCGCACCATGTTCTCGGCCACCTCCCACTTGAGTAGGATGTTGGTGCCCATAACCATGATGCCGTTGTACCAGACGTCGATGGTCTTCTCGACCTTCTCGAACTTGCCCTCCTCCATCATCTCGTCCGGCGGATTGAACTGGTCGTCCTTTTCAATCATCCGGGCTCCGTCGCCCTCGAGAATCTTCTTCTTGTAGACAATCTTCTTGGTTGTCTTGTAGTTGAAGTACATCAGCGTAGCTACGTCACGATAGAACATATCGTTCTCGTAGAACTGAGCCACGTTGTAGTAGTCGTACCAGCTCTGGCTGTACTTGCTAATCTGCTCCAAGTCCTCGTTGGTGAGGCTCGGGTCAATCTTCATCAGCTCCGTGATGGGGAGCGTCTTAATCTCACCCCAGTAGAAGCAGTCCTTGAACTGCGGGTCCTCGGTGTAGCTGTATACGATATTGGCGGGGTCGACATACGAAACCTCTACGCCAGCGCCGGGCAAGAACTCGTGCTTGGCAACGCTGATACCCAACACCGTAAGGTCGTAGTCGAGGCGCTTGCGCAGGTCCTCGTAGTGGTTCTCTTCGAGGATGGTGTTGATGGCTTCCTCCTCAGCAATCTCAATGGCAGGCTTGTAGTTGAGCTGCATATACAGGCTCAGCTCCTCGTCGCTGGCCGGCAGCTCCTCAGGGTCCACAGTGAACGGGTCTACACCCGTGTTCTTCTGTATGATTTCGAGCACGGGCTTGGCGACCATCTGCCCCTCAATCATGTCCTGATACTTGCTGCGCTTGGCTTGCGACAGCGCGTCCTGAGCATACGCCTTGACCTTGAAGAGGCGCTCGGACATACCGTTGACGACGATGTCAACGAACTTCGGGAGGATAGGGACCGGAGTCCAGTCCAGATTCAAGTACGACAGGTCTCCGTCGATAGCGAGCTCGTTCTTGTACTTGCCGATATTCTGCTCGCCACGGGCGTACAGGCGCAAACGGTTGAAGTCGCGCCACTGGTTGTAGAAGCGACACTGGTTGCCGTCCTTCTTAAACCACTCGTACTGGATGGCTTGGCCGACCATCAGGCCGTACTCGTCCGATGCTTTCTCCGCGTCAGAAACGAACTGACTCGGGAAACCAGCAGTAGAGATGTTAACCTTAACGTCCTTCATTCAGCTCACTCCTATAACCACGATTGTTATATCTCGGCAAGGTAATGCTTATTGAACTCTTCACCTGCTCAGGCATATAGAGGTGCTTTTGGTTAGCCATAACGGCCAGCCCGCTACTGATAGTGGCGTCGAAAGCAGTACGGTTGCTGATGTCAAAACGCGCCCAGTCCTCTAAGGTTCGCACAAAAGGCATACTGCCCATCTCGCCGTCCTCGACGATGCCCACGTGCTTCTCGATATAGCTCTCGATAGCTGCGGCGTGGGCCTGCTTGACGTCCTCAGAACTGTTGGGGATACCGCCTAGCTCGCGCTCGGTTTTGCTCAGCTTATTGAAGTGCTTGTCAGGGCGGTTCATACAGAAGCCACGGTACCCACGGTTCTTGAAGTGGTACAAAAGCCTCGGCTTGTTATTCTCAATAAGGATGGGCATGCCATAGAAGACGCACGCCATAAGCACCTCCTCAAAGAATATCTCCGCCGTCTGCGGGCGGGCGACATACTCAAGGAAGAACTCGTTGGTGGGCGCATCGTCCATGTGGAACTTGGTCATTCCGTGCAATGCACCATTAGAACCACCACCACCAACAGTGCCACTAATGTCGTAGGAGTCACATCCAAAGGAACCAATGTGTTCATTGCCCGGGTACTTAATGCCACGCTTGTCAACCCAACGGTTTTGCATGTGCTTAGGTGGCGTCCAAGACACATTAAACCGACCTCGTTTGTCGGGGCTAAAGATGACTCTGGAATCGCGAACGCCGTTCTCCCATTGGAAGGACGCCAGCGTCAGATAGTGCTCTTTCACTAGGCTGTCGGCGTAATCTATCTGCTGGTAAATTTTGGTAAGATTGAAAAGGCTCTGCTTGCTCTCGTCACGGAACGCGTGCGACTCGGTGCGGGGGAACTGTCGGTAGAATTCGTTGAGCGCATCGGGGTCGTTCTTCATGCTCTCGACCTCCGCATCCCAGTAGTCTATCGCGCCATTCTTAATCTTCTCTCCGTCGACGCCCATAACGGGCTTCTCCTGAGCGTGGAACACCGGGTGACCGAACTCGTCGATGAAGCCCTCCATGTTGTACTCCATGGGGATGAACAGGGAGTACATGCCACTCTTGGTCTGGCCGTTGGCGTTGCGTACACGCGGGTCCGAATCCTCGTAGAGCTTTTTGAAGTTGGAACCACCCTTGGCGAGCGCGTTAGAAGTCGAGCCCATAAGGCACTTGCCGATAATCTTGCTGCCCAAGCGCAAGCACGTCTTGGTGACTCGCCAGTTGTTGAGGATGTTGTTGGGCTTAATCCACTTTCCGCTCTCGTCGTGGACTAAGAGTAGGAGCTTCTCTCCGTCGTAGGAGTTGTCGTCAGTGTTCTTCCAGTCGATGGTCGTATCAAGGCCGAGAATCTCTTCACCCTCCACATCGTACATGTTCTTCTTCGTAATCTTTGAAGCAGGTACACGAAACGCCAGTTCCGTCTTCGGCTTATCCATGCCGTCCTGTATCGGTTTGAAGAAGAATGGGAGGCGGTTCGCAATGGGAACCACCTTGTCGGTGAACATTTTCTTGGCGTCACCACCTGTCTTGGAGAGTATCCCAACCCGTGAATCTTTCGCTAGTGTACCTGTGTTTACGCACTCCGACGAACCCATGAACGAGAATCCCGAACGGCGAATCTTCAGGTATATCATACCGAAGCATCGCGGGTCCGCCTTGCATGCCTCCCAGAAGATAAAGAATATCCTGTTCGCCTCACGGAAGTCGGGATACCCCACGTCGATACTCGTCCACTGCAAGTACATGTAGTGAGCGCCAGTGATATAGGTGGGCACACCGTCGTTCTTGAACCAGTGTCCGTCCTCGCGGCGGTCGAACTCAGACTCGATATAGTCGACCCACTGCGCCTTGAACACCTTGGGCATATCGTTCCATTGGAAGATGCTTTGAATGCGCGAGAGCGGCTTAGGGAGCTCCTCCCGAACCCACTTGTTGCCCTCGACCTTCTTGGGGGCTAGAGGGAGCGCGATGACCAGCCCGTTGACCTCTATGATGTCGCCAATCTGCCCCGTCTTGGAGATGACGACCATATCGTACTTGTCGTTGTATCCGTAGAACCACGTCTTAGCGCGGTTCTTATTCGATACCACCCCCTTGGACACATGGCCATGGAGGACCTTGTATAGCTTATCTGGACCGTCGCTCTGCAAAACCCACCTTCGTTTCCGTCTGGGTAGATGTCGCCGCCATTTCCAACTCCTCCTCTTCGGAGTCGATGCGATTCAAAATCTCCAGAGCGTCAAAGATGGCAAGCTTCTTTGTAGCCGCCGCGTTCTTCAACCTGTCCGCCGCCAAGTCGTCATCTTCACCCGGCTTCAGGATATCCTCCTGAGCCACCTTGATGAGTTGCTCAACGGCAACGCGACCAGCAGCAATAATGCGCTCCTTTAACTTCCTTGAATCTTGCATGTGATTTGGTGGTCGAACATTCGGTACATCTTTTCCCCGTCAACGATGAACTCATACTCGCTATCAGGTTTGAAGGTGACCGTGTCACCAGACTCAATTCCTTGGCTCTGAAGATAACCATTGGGATATTTCATTATACCGACCAGCGGCTCCTCTGTCAACGGCTTGAAGATGATAGCGTCGCGAGGCGGTATGGGCTCCACAAAGCAGTACCTATCGTGTGCCGTCCACCCGGTCGTTAACGACCGCCACATATAGAACTGGTCGAAGTCGACAAGGAAGAGGTCGTCTTTGAGAAAACTCCTGCCGCTACGTTGCCGGCCCTTCATATCGTTGTAGTACTTGAACACGTTGTGGTGGACAAGGAGCGTATCGCCCACGGCGATAGGGCCCTCGTACCCCAAAGGCAAAGCCACCACCTCGCCCTCGCGGTTGGAGAAGCGGTGGTCCTCCTCGTTGGCACTGACGATGAGGTCTCCCTTCGTGTTGACGTACCTGTCCCCACGAACGACAAACTGGTTGACGGCACGCATCAGTACTTCACCACCCGATACGCGATGTCCAAGTAGACGTCGCCATCGGCTTTGAAGGATACGTTAGCACCGGCGATAGGGCCGAAGGTGAGGGGTTGGTTCTCGCCTAGCGTACCGCGCTCGACAGGAACAAAGCCAACCCACTCATCGAAAGAAGAGTTGACGATAGCCACATCGAGGACGAACTGCGGGCTCGCAGGGCGGCCCGCCCGGAGGCAGAGGTTGTTGGTGAACGAGTACGCTACGTCGCCAGAGTCGAGGCGGAACGAGGCGGAGACAACCTGTATCGCACGACCGGGGCCCGGAGCAGGGATGGCGGTAAGGTGGTTGTCGTTGGTGAGGGCGCGGACGCGGCTCGGGGAGAAAGAAATCCTATTGGACTTGATTGTATTGAAAAAGAACATGCTAGAAGTTGATGTTGTATTCTATTGAGATTGGCATCGTAGCGTTGAATCGCTTCCACAAGACCACCACGTCGTCCTGCTCGATGTAGATGACGATGCCTCCGTCTTCCTCACGTATCAAGTGAATGTGGTGGGACCCCCCCAAAACCGGTTGCCCCACCACGTAACACATGGAGTCCTTGTAGTTAGGACCCACACAAACCTTGCGAATATCTCGCATTACAGAGTTACAATCTTGTATGTCACCTCAAGGTACAGGTCGCCACCGCCAGCGACGGTAACAGCGCCGGAAAGGTAAAAATCCAATGCGGTATTGTACGCCATCGGAGCGTTGGTGGCTTGGTTCATCTGCTGCATACTGTCAGCCGGGATACCAAGTATGGTGCCCGGGAAAGTAAACTGCGGGCTCGTACCTGTGTACAGGCCAAAGTCCCCCACCACAGTGTACACGGGAGCAGCATACGCAAACCTAAACGCAGCACTAATAACCTGTATCGCTTTGCCCGCTCCGGGAGCGGCAACAATGGTAGGTCCAGAGGTAGGCCCCATAGTGGCGATGGTGGTAGAAGAGATGGGAACGCGGACGGAAAGTACCGTCTGGTCAACCCACTGTACACCGCCGATACCTCCGTTGAGGGAGGGGTCGGCAATGAGAATCTGCTGGTATGTGCCCGAGGCGCCAGTAGCGTCAATAACGTCGCACGACAGGTTTAACCTGTTGCTGAGCGCAAGGTCGTAG